CACGATTGAACTGGAACGCATGCCCGGCATGCAGCAGTCGCGCCTGGTGGCCTCGTTCCGTCTGGGCCTGGGTCGATACAGCCCGTCTGGTGCTGCTTCCGGAATTGAAGGCGCAGCAGTCCTTTACAACATCAGCCTGTAAGGCAAGGGGGAATCACAGTGCAAATTGAAGCCATTGCTTCCAAAGGCCAGTTGATTCCCCTGCTGTTCTGTCAGCATACAGTTGCAGCCAGTCAAACTGACGTGCAATTGAATGTGGTGGAAGCAGGGAACAATACTCTGGCAGTCCAGGGCATCAGTGCCCCTTTCAGTGGATCCATTATTGGCATCAGTGCTGACTTGTCTGCTGCAGCTTCAGCTGGCACTTTGTCAGTTGGGGTCACCCTGAATGGTACTGAAAGTGCTGTCACTACTCAGGGCTTTACCACGCAGACTGCCAAATATGGCGTTTTCCAGCGTGATTCAGTAGCAGTGGTCGCTGGTGACAAAATTGGTGTGGAAATCACCACTAATGCTGGATGGAATGGAACGTCCAGCGATCTGGCTGTGATTGTTTATTTCCTAGCTGAAATGGCTGGAATTTAATTCATAATCGCCAGGCAAGGGGGGAAGGTGGCAAGCCTTCCCCCCTTGCCATCATGAGGGGGCAATATGGTAATCAAATGTGTTTCCAAGTTCAGCAGTTCCAGTGGGACTTTTCATGTGGGGGACATCATCAGTGGCCCCATGGTTCCCCAGCTGCTGAAGGAAAGCCCTGATTCTTTCGTCCAGGTGGACGAGCAGCAACCAATCATGCCCATCCAGGATAAGGCCCTGAAGCCTGCCAGGGTAAACAGGAAGGCTGCTGACTAACATGGCCATTGTGAACGGGTACTGTACCCTGGCTGAACTAAAGGCCAGGCTTTCAATCAGTGACAGTGGGGATGATGCCATCCTGGAAGCAGTGATTGAAGCAGCCAGCAGGGCAATTGATGGGGCCTGTAATCGTTTCTTCTACCAGACTGGTGCAGGCCAGATCAGATACTTCAGTGTTGCCAGTGACATCCTGGTGTTGCTGGATGACTGCACTGCAGTCACTGCAGTGGCCACTGACAGAAATTTGGACAGGGGTTTTACCACAGTCATCAGTCTTTCTTATGTGGAACTGGGCCCACTGTCAGCCAGTGCTTATGGCAAGCCTTTCAGTGAACTGAGAATCAAACCACTGGCGTCTGAGTCCTTTGATTATGGCAAGGACATGCTGAAAGTCACTGGTACATGGGGCTGGCCTGCCATTCCTGATGCCGTGAATGAAGCATGTTTGCTTCAGGCAGGAAGGCTTTTCAAGCGGAAGGATGCCCCATTTGGTGTGACTGGTGGTGGGGAAGTTGGCACTGCCATCAGTCTTAGGGCAGTGGATCCAGACGTCCTGGTACTGCTGGGGCCTTATCGCAGGATTGGCTTGATTGATCTGGTTTGAACGGTGAGGCTTTTAACCCATATGATGGTGGTATGGCTGAATCTTTGCTGGAACTGAAAATCAAGGGCCTGAAGGCCATGGTGGACAGGCTGGACTTCCAAGATCCCCTGGAAAGGACTCTTGGCAAGTATATTCAGACTGCTGGTGAAACCATTGCTGGTTCAGCACGTTCAAAAGCCCCTGTGGATGTGGGGACACTCAGATCCAGCATTAATGCCCAATACAGGCATGAAGGTGCCCTGTTTCAGTCTGTGATTGGAACAAACCTGCACTATGCCCCTTACATGGAATTTGGCACTGGAACCCAGCACGATCATCCAAACTGGCCACGGAACCCACACAGAATCCCACCAGGTGCCTTGGAAGGCTGGGCAACACGCAAACTCAGGTCAAGTGAAGCGGATCCAAAGCAAATGGCTGCCAGGGCTGCATACAGCATCATGCGAAATGGTGGACTAAAGCCAAGACGGTTTTTGCGTAGCAGCTTTGAAGAACTGCAGCCACAGATCCTGGATGGGATCCGAACAATCATCAGAAAGACTTTGGGGCTGGCATAATGAATATTGGAAACGTCAGGGAAGGACTCAGGGCCAGGCTTGCCACGATTGCAGGTCTGAGAACCTTTGCTGAAATCCCTGAATCCATTCCAGTGCCCTGTGCGATTGTTGGAACGCCATCAGAAATCCTGTTTGATGCCACTCTGGCCAGGACGAACGATCAGGCCACATTCCCTGTCAGGATCATGGTTGCCAGGGCCAATGATCGTTCATCCCAAAAGGCACTTGATGTTTACTTGCAAAGCACTGGGGCATCCAGCGTAAAAGCTGTTATTGAAGCTGAAAGCAGCCTGGGTGGGGCAGCCAACACGGTAAAAGTCGACAGGGTAAGTGGGATTGGTGTTTACACCATTTCTGGTGTGGATTACTTAGGGGCTGAATTTTCAGTCAGAGTGTGGGGATAGTATGGAAGAACAGTACATCAGTCTGAAGGGGGCAAGCCATGATCCTGCTGGCTTTAGCTGTGGCCCTGGTGGCGCCATTCCAGCTGAATTGGTTCCAGCGTTTATTGATGCCATTGCCAGTGGTGAAGTCATCACGGTGGAACAATACCAGCAGCTGCAGGCCCAGGATCCTGATGTGAAGCCCCTGGCACTGCCAGTGTTCATCAGGCCCCTGAACATGGAAGGAGCCGACTGATGCCGTTCATTCGTGGTGGTTCTGCAGCCCTGTATGTAGGGCCACATGATCTGACTTCATTCACTAATAACGCAAGCGTCAGCATGGATTCTGGACTGGTGGAATCCACAGTCTTTGGTCAAACGTCCAGAGATTATGATCTGGGCATCAGGAAAGCCACTGTGACAGCATCTGGCTTCTTTGAAGAAACACCATATGTTGCTGGTGGCGCCACTGCTGGTTCTGATGCAATCCTGTCTGATCGCGTCACAACTGCAGCCCCAGGTATCCTCGCAAGCACAAACACAGTGGATTCCACATATGGATACCAGCCAATCACCCTGGCCTGGGCCGGGAACACTGCAGGTAATACTTGCTTTGTTGGCAGTGTGGCTGAAAGTTCATATGAAATTGGTGCGACAGTGGGGGAACTGGTTTCGTTTGCTGCCAACTTTAGCTGTGCTGCAGCCTGGGACACTGCCCTGTTGGGCACCAAAGGAACCACTCAGACTGGTGGGTTCAGCAATCGTGGTGTTTTGCTTGCCCCTCTGAGTTCAGCATATAGCGTGGTTGGCTTGATTGGCACTGAACACGATAATAGTGCTTCATCTGCAAATGGCGTCATCATTAACTTGCATGCCCAGAAAGTTGGTACTGCAGGAACCCTGACAGTCAGGGTGGAGCATTCCACTGCTGCCGGTGGTGTTGGAGCCACTGTGTTGGCTACTTTCAGCAATTTGACCAGTGTCACGGGACCGCAGGGGCAATCATTGATTATTCCTGGGACGATTAACCGATACGTCAGGGCATACCTGGTTTCCAGCATGACTGGTGGCCAGACCATTGCAGTCAGTTACGCTAGACTCTAAAGGGGGGAAACCAGATGGCATTTATTCGTGGCAGCAAAGCCACACTAAATTTGAATGGAACTGACCTAAGTTCTTTCATTAACCAATTCAGTGTTTCTAGGGAAAGCCAGTTGATTGATATTCAAACACTGGGTGACACGTTTGGGGAAGTGCAGCAAAATTTGAAGGCTTCTACCATTACCTTCAGTGGATTCTTTGACACTGGTGCAGCCAGCACCCCTGACACTGTTATTTCAGCCATGCTACTGGCTGACACCAAAGCAACACTGATTATTACATATGTGGGTGCTGCTACCAGGACGATCACATGGGCCACTGGTGCCAACTCTGGTGTCCGTGCTGCAAGTTATGAAGTGACTGCAGCAACTGATAACCTGATGGCATACAGTTGCACACTGCAGGCAGTTGGCCCTGGCCAGCCTGCTATTACTTAAGGTGGTGGATTAAATGGCATTTATTCGTGGTGGTAATGCCACCCTGACACTGGTGCGGTTTACCCCTACCACCCAGGCCCTGACTGCAGCCCTGAATAATGTCAGTCTGTCATTTGATAGTGGACAGACGGAAGTTACCAGCCTGGGTGACACCAGCAGGGACTTCCAGGGCACGATCCTGAAGGGGACGATCACTGCCAGTGGCTATTTTGACGATACCAGCCTGGGTAACACTTCTGGCTTGGATTTCTTCCTGCAGGAAGCCCTGGATAACGATCGTTTGCTGAACTGGCAGATTGTACTGGGAACTGGAACGGTCAGAACGTACAATAACACTGGTTATTCCACTGTTTCACCTTCAACCACAAATGGCTGCAGGATCTCTGCATATGAACAGAGCAATGATTCTGGTGGAATTGCTGCATTCAGTGTCACCTTCCAGATCCATGGGGCCTGGACTGTCGCTTAATAGGGGGATTGATGAGAAATGAACTGCTTGCCATTTTGAAGCCCACTCAGGCAGACATGGAACTGGCACCTGGTGTTGCGATCAGGGTGAAGGAACTGTCTTTAAAGGAACGTATCCAGTGGCGCCAGGTGGCCATGGAAGCAGACAGCAAAACGCTAAAGTCTGACTGGATTCAGCAGCTGCTGGCTGCCACGGTTTTTGACCTGGAAGACCAGCCCATATGGGCCAGTGCCACGGAAGTGGATGGTAGTGAAGCCATCATTTCCAAGATCCTGAAGTTTGTTCAGCAGGTGAATGGCCTGGCGTCAGACAGTGTGGATGAAGCGGAAAAAAACTAACAGAACTGCCTGAACTTAGGGTGGCCCTGAACCTCTGCAGAGAACTGGGCTTCACGTTAGGGCAGTTGCTGGAAACCATGTCATCTGCAGAGTTCACCATGTGGTGTGGCCTGTTCAGGGCTGAAGCCAAAGAGGAAGCAGAACGTCAGGTCAGGGCAAAAGCAGCCAATAAAGCCAGGGGAAGATAAATGGCAGATCAGAAGCTGGAAGTTCAGATCACTGGTGATGCCAGGGACTTTATTAAAGCCAGTAAGGAAGCCCAGACTGCAGTCCAGGATCTGGGCAAGTCTGCTGAACACACTGCAGACAGTTTGAAGACCAGCACTGCATCTGGCGTGGCTGCAGTCAGGTCTGAAGCTGGAAAACTGACGCCTGCTATTAAACAGTCTGCTTCAGCATTCACGGAAGTCAGGGCTGCAGCCTTGACCTATTTCACCAGCCTGGCCACCAGCCCCATGGCCCTGTTTGCTGCTGGTGTTATTGGTGTGACCAAAGCCATGGGTGAACTGACTGAAGCAGAACGGTCAGCTGCTGGCCTGATGGCTGCTTTCAGTACGGAACCCACCAATAAAGGCCTGGAACGAACCAGGGATCTGATTGATGACCTGGCTTCCAGGTCATCTTTCTTTGACGATGACGCCATTTCCAGTGGGGCAGTGGTCCTGAAGAACCTGGGTGCCACCCAATCACAGCTGGAAGCCCTGTTGCCTGTTGCAACAAACTTTGCTGCCATTTATGGCATATCTATCCCCCAGGCTGCAGAGAAACTGGCATATGGCATCACGGGCAGCACCAGATCACTCAGGGACTTTGGGATCCTACTCAGGGATAATTCAACTGCAGCTGAACGGTATAAAGCGATCTTGGAAAGGAATGCCAAAGCTGGGGATCAGTTGTCCACCATGTCCACTGGTGTGACTGCAGCCATGGGCAGGATGAACAAAGCGATCGGTGACGCCTGGCAAGATTTTGGTGATAATTTCCAGGACTTCATCATTGGAATGATCACTGGAATTCAGAAACTTATTCAGGCCATTTCCACCATTCCAACATTCATCAAGTTGGCTTCCGATATTGCAGTTAATGCCTTGGGTCAAATTCCAATTGTCATTGCAGGTATTGCTGAAGGCATCAAAAACCTGGCAACTGGCAAGGGCTTCAGCATGAAGGAAACAAAAACCTTCATGGATGCGTTCCGTGCCCAAATGTCTGAAACCACTGGCAAAGACCTGGAACGTCTGAAAAAACAATTTGCAGACCTGTTCAACTTTGATGAGGCAGCACCTGGTGGTGGTACTGCTGGAATTCCTGACACCAGAACTGGCCTGATTCCTGAAGTAAAGCCAGGGGATAAGGGGCCTGCTGGGCCACGTCCAAAGACCTTGGCTGAACAGGCCAGGGAAATGGCTGGGGTGAAAGAACTTTATGGCTTCCAGCCTGATGTGGCTTTGGGCAAGTCCATTGCTGAAGTCCTAACTAAAGCAAGATTTGGTGGGTCAGGGCTTCCTCAGATGAATCAGGGCACTTCAGCAAAGGATCTGACTGCATACCTGGAAAGACAGGGAACCATCAGGACTCCTGAAATCCAAGAACTCATTGGCATGATGGCTGGCCTGGACATGGAGCCACTGAAGAAAGAAATTCAAAACCTGACTGGTGCCACGTTAACCAATATTCAGGATCCTATGGAAAAACTGCAGGCCCAGATCAATAACCTGCAGGCAGCAATGATTCTAACAAAGGGTGGCCTTCAGCCCACTGCAGTGACTGGCCAACAGAAACAGGAAGCCCAGGACTTGCTGGCGCAGCAGCAAAGCCAGATGAAGGATCTTCAGGCCCAGCTGGCAAACCTGCAGGGACAGAAAAAC